GGTTATAAACGTGCTGAAACTATAAGCAATTTAGTCTTGACGGCAATAAATTCAGACACCAATATTGCATTGGCAAACGGATTCACGGCATCAAGTTTAAGTGTTGAAAGTGTAAGAAACTTAGACGGCTTAAATCCTTTAGATAACGTTTTTAGAGTATTGATAACTTATAACATTATAATAACACAAATTTAAAATTAAATAAAATGCCAGAAACAAAAGTAAGCGCAAGAGATTATATTCTTTTAGCTGACATAAACAATGATGGAACATTCAAGCCTGTTGCTTGTTTAACATCTAACTCATTAACATCAACTAATGACACAATAGATGCAACATCTAAATGTGGTAACGAGTACACTCCAGCTCCTTCTTTTTCTCAATCTTTTGAGTGTGAAGGTTTTGCGATTGATGAAACAGGTACTCCAGCTAAAGATAGCTACCAACAATTATATGCTGCTCACGCTGCTAAGACTTTATTCGCAATTAAAATGGGTAAAGCAGTTCCATCTTCAGGTGATATCACTTATGGTGGTGCTGGTCAATTAGTGTTTATTAGCGATTTCGGTGTAACTGCTGACGATAAAGATGATGTTAAATTTACTGCAACTTTCGTAGTAAGTGTTCCTCCTATCACACAAACTGAAACTGTATAATAAATAAAAAACTATGTACGAATTAAAGACTGACAACAACACAATCCACTTAAAGTGGGGAACTTGGGCTATGAAAAGGTTTTGCGAATTAGAGAATAAAAATCTAATGCAGCTAATTGAGGTTTTATCTGGAGGGGTTTATGACTTAGATACAATCGTTCATATTGTTCAAGCCGCAGCAGAAAGTGGATGCAAGAGCCTTAAAAAGCCTATTGACTTTGATGAATTTGATGTGTGCGAATGGATAGATCAAGTCGGTGGCTTATCGGCAAAAGATGGACAATTGGTTGAGTTTATGAAATATATGCAAGACTCAATGACTCCAGATTTAAAGCCAGAGAAGGAAACGGATGAAAAAAAAAATTAGGGTTTTATAGTTGGGACTCAATAATTATTCTCGCTATTGAAGTTGGCTTAACGATTAACGAGTTTTGGCAATTGACGTGGCGAGAATTTTTGTTGTATAAAATGGCTTATCAGAACAAGGAAGTGAGGGAATGGGAACGAACACGAATGGTTGCTTATTTGATTTATAAAGTAAATACAAGTGAGAAAAGTCCAAAGAGTTTAAAATCTTTCTTTCCTTTACCAAGTGATGAAGTTGAAGAAGATAAGCCGAAACTGACTCAAGAACAATTGGCACGGACATTAAAGTTGTATGGAGTAAAATAATAAAATGGCACAAGAAACGTTAAAAATTACGATAACCGCAGACAATCAACAAGCGGTTCAAAATATACAAGAAACAGTTACCGCAACTCAAAAATTAGGTACTGCTTTTAAAACGTTGCCAAGTACAAGTAATCAAGCAACAAATGCTTTAACTAACTTATCAAGGGTTGCACAAGATGCTCCTTATGGATTTATAGGAATTGCAAATAACTTAAACCCATTATTAGAATCTTTCCAAAGATTAAGTAAAGAGGCTGGAGGTTCTGGTGCTGCTTTAAAAGCAATGGCTGGTAGCTTAATGGGTCCAGCTGGTATTGGTTTAGCATTGGGTGCGGTTTCATCTATAATAGTTGCATTTGGTCCAAAAATAGCAGATTACATAAAAGGAATATCAGAAGCAACAAAAGCAGATGATAAATTTGCAAAAGGTTTAAGTGATGCAAGTGCTAAAGCAAGTGAAACAGGTATAAGACTACAAGCATATTTAACAATAAGTGAAAGTGCAAATGTTAGCGAACAAAGAAGGTCAGAGGCATTAAAATCAGTTATAACAGAATTAAGTAAAGTAAATAGTGCTTACGCTTTAACAATAACAAATGTTGATGAAGCAAGAAAAGCCGTTAATTTATATACACAAGCATTAATTGCTCAAGCAGTAGCATCAAGATATATTGATGAAATAGCCATTAAAACTATTGCTTTAAGGGATGCTAATAAAAAAATAATAGAAACAGGAAGGGAATATTACAAGACATTAGAAATGTCAAAAAATATGTCTAACGGATATTCCGATGCATCTATTGTTCAAGCTGGTGCAATATCTAAAGCAAAAGATGCTAATATTGAAGCAAGAAAAGAAGCTATTAACTTAAAGGATGGTATTGTTAGTTTAAATAAAGAATTATTAAATACATATACTGCATCTTTAAATAATCCTTTCTTTTTATTAGATAAAGGTGCAAAGCAATTAGCAACAACTACAAAAGAAGTAGCTGATAATTTAGAGAAAATAGGAAAACAAGCAAGACCAATTACACAGGAAATGACTGCTCCTATATTAATGCAAAGAGGTCCAGCACCAACAGTAAATCAAGCACCAACAAATGCACCTTTGGGTGGTAGAACAACTGGATTTAATGCAATTGTAGATGCAAACAGAGCATTAGAAGCAGCAAGAGCAATGAAAGTATATAATATGCAATTACAATTTGCAAATAATATAACTGATACAATTACTCCAGCTTTTGAAGCAATGTTTCAAGCTATGGCAAATGGAGAAAATATAGGAAAAGCATTAGAGCAATCATTTAAACAAATTATTGTTCAATTAACCACAATGATTGTAAAGGCTTTGATATTTAAAGCTATTATGAGTGCATTAGGAATACCTGTTGCTGGAGGTGTTGGTGGTGGATTTGCAAACTTTAATCCTATTGGTTCAAGTGGAGATGGTGGTGGTTTGTTTGTTCTTAGAGGACAGGATTTATTATTAGCTACAAATAGAGCGCAAAAGGCATCTAATCTTAAAGGACAAAACATTAGTTTAGCATAATGGCATACGGACTTAGATATACGATAACGCAAGAGTTAAGAGATGGAACATCATTAATTGTTAAGATATACGAAAAAAGTTATGTTGGCGCAACTGTTACTCCATACATAGGAACAAACGTTTCTTTAGTTCCAAATGCTACAAATGAAGACCCAATTGCTTCTATTATATCTGCTCAATTAAATGTGTCTTTTATTATTTCTGACCAAGATGATTACGATAACTTTCCAGACTTATTAAACTTTGATGAAACAAAGTACTACGTTGAATTAGTTATTAATAATGTAATTAAATGGAGAGGATTTTTACTTAATGATTATATACAAGTTCCATTTACAACAGGTAACCAAGAAGTTACTATGAGTTGTATTGATGGATTATCATTTCTTAGATACATATACTACGATGGCGATGTTAATACAAATTCATTAATTAAATTAATTGATATTATAGGAACTTGTTTAAACGCATTGCCTTTTGATGATATGATATTTATTTATGCTTGTTGTTCTTATTATGCAGATGGAATGTTTGATAGAGGCGATGCTGGTGGAAATGAACCATTTAGTCAAACTTATCAATATAAAAGGGATTTTTACAAATTAGATTATTATACTATTTTAGAAAATATAATTAAGACATTTGGTTGTAGATTATTTCAAGCTAATGGAGATTGGTATATTTTACCAATGAATCAACAAGCTGACACAATATATTACACAAGATATGTTGTTGATGATGTGCCAACTGTTAGTGGTAACGGAGTATTAACTAATACAATAAACATACAACCTTATCAAGAGGGTAATGTTCATTTTGTAAATAATAACCAAACTAAAATTGTTAGAAAAGGTTATCCAACTATTGAAGCAACTTTGCCGTATGAATATGCTGCAAATTATATATATAATGGAACTTTTAAATTTACAACAGGTTCTGGTGCTTCGTTAAGGGCAAATGGATGGAGTGAGTTTGAATCTGGTACATCAAGAGCAACTTTAGTAATTTTAAATGAAGACCAATCAAATAGATATGAAGTATTTTATTTAGGCAGCGGAAATGCTTACATACAAAACTATTTTGCATTACCTACTGCTTATGAATATTTGCCAAAAATGTATGGAACAAGTGCATCTTTGTCTTTTGAATTACAAGGAGCAAATGCTGGAGATAAAATAAGAGTTTACATAACGGCTTTTATTGGTGCTACAACATACTATTTAAAAAGTGATGATACTTGGAGTACAACTGTAAGTTTTAGAGATATTACATATAGTACATTTAATACATACGTTTCTAATAGTGTAGAAATTCCGATGGGGTTTTCACAAGCATTAAGTTTAACAATTGAAGGTTTAATAGGTGTTAAATTTGAAGCAGCTAATGGTGCAACAGGTGGTTATATTAAAAACGTAAGATTAACACAAGGGGATGCTTCTATTAAAGAAGTTGTATTAACAAGAAATATTGGTTCTACATCACAAATAGCAACTGATATAGATATACCTTATAGTGCAATATATCCACCACAAGGTTCATCACCAATAAGAAACAATGTAGGTTTATTATTTAAAGCAGATGGAGATATTTGGACTGATTGGTACAGATATGGATATCCACCAGAAGCATTTACAATGTTGGCTCAATTAATTATGCGCCAATATTCTAATTTGTTAAATAGAAATATAGCTACTTTAGAAGGAGATTTGGGAGCAATAGCTGGTGCAAATGGTTTTATTTATCTTGATAAAACATATACTATTCAAGATTCAAGTACAAATGCTTTGTCTTATAACAACA